GCAAAACGGGCTAAAAAGTTACTAGACATCATGGACGCCTTGGCTTGCAGCAACGTGGCTTATGAGAGGCACCAATAGCAAAGCGGCCAGTGGTGGAAGCCGATAGACCTAAAGCGAATTCACACTCGCCTTTTGCCTTATCCATTTCGAGCTTCAAGAGTTTGATATCACCGCGCGCGAACTTAACTTCCTCTTCGGCGTCTAATGTTCTTGTGCGAATAGAGGCTTCTTGCCCACCAGCGAGCAGAGCTAAATAAGCGTCACTAAGCGTCTTATAACGAGCGCAGGGGTCGTCCCATGCAGCTAACGGTGGGAGCGGCCCAATAGGCTCTGTAACCTCAACTTTAGCTAGTTTACCCGGAGCCTCATCCTTAATCTTGGATGGGTTGTATTGAGTCGCGGGTTTGAGCGGTTCTCCACGGGGACGGGGCTTAGTTACCATTTATGCTTCCTATCCGGCCATAGCTAGGCGCTTGCGCTGATTGTAAGCGATAAGCGCCGCTCTAATATTGGCCCTACGATCTTCGCTGTAAGTCCGCCCTGTCATAGTTGCGCTAATTTTGCTGCGCTGATCTTGACTAATTGTTTTGCCTATATTCGCAGCACTGACCTTAGCTTTTGCTTCATCAGTGTGCTTATATCCGAGCGTATTTTTGTTACCCTTTTTAGATTCGCTTAACTTAGCTCGCGTCTCAGCGCTTGCTACGCGGCCCTTACCAGATTTGCTAATCTTTGATTTAGCCTCACAGGTATGTGTCTTGCCAAAGAATGGGTTGCCAGAGCCTTTATTGCGCTTGCTTTGAGCAGCCTTCCATTCCTCAGTATGCTTGAGGCCAAGGGTATGCTTGTTACCCTTTCCAGCTTCGCTTATTTTGGCCTTTGCTGCCTCATCGTGCTTCCAGCCCTTTGCGCTTGGGATGCCTTTCGAGGCTCGGCTTATACTAGCTCTATGTTCTTGACTGAGCGTCTTGCCCGTATGTGACTTGCTTAACTTAGCGCGTGTAGCCTCGTTATGAGTAAAGCCAGTCTCACTAGACGCAATCTTCTGGTTATAATGAGGCTTAAGTTCTCGGATATAATGCAACTCCCGATCTGCCATTTCTGAAAGATCGCAAAGCTCTAAAACTTCAAACTTGAAGCTATCAACCCCGTACTTCCGAATGGCTTTGCCGATAACTTGCCGGGAAGACGGCGATTTATGGTCGCGCCATCTCCGATCAATATCCTTCGAAGATCCAATATAAAATTTGCCACTTACAAGATTAACAATCCTGTAAATTCCCGTTTTGATTGCGTTGTCGCCACTGCTCTTTTCCATAAATATAGTCTAGCCTATATTTACGATTGGTCAACCTATTTAGGGGCTAACCCCGTGTTATTGCAGCCTTTTTCGGCTTTTTAGGAGCAGATTTAGCGCCTTCTTCGGCCTTTTCCGCAGCGTCATCCTCTTTCATACCGTGAACAGCAGAGGCGACTTCAATCGGGTCAGGCGGCGGAGTAATGCAAACAGGCTCTGGTAAGCCTAGCTCCTCACGCATTGCCTTCTCTTTAGCTAACTGATCACAAACATCCTCATAATCAGCACCAAGATCGGCAGCGATTGACTCTGCCGTTATTACACCCATCGAATATAAGACTTGGTTAGCGTTAGCTGCCTTCAACTCGTCTGGGATTGGTCGCGCTGGGCCTCTAAACTCAGCCCTTAAAACGGCATCACGATTAACGAAGAAGGAATTAAGACCGCCGGGAAAGGGGATATCCCCACGCTCAATTCCCTCTTCGAGCCAAGCAGCATATGCTCCCGCGTAAAACGGGGCCGCGATATGCTGCCGACGCCATAAAACAGTTGGCCAGTTAGTCGTAGTTGACATCTTAATTGAGGAATAAGTTGCGCCCGTATAGTCGCCCGTTAGATCCTCTGTTGTGAACCCGCCGCATGTAGCAATTTCTCTAAGAAGCCAGCGCGAAAATGGCTCATAGTTACTATTCGGGGTCTCACTACGCTTGAAGTCGAGCTTTTCCCCGCTAAAGAGGTGGACAACCCGCGATAAGCCACCAAGATCGAAGTTGGTTTTGTCATAGAACGCGGCTTTGGCATCCATATAGCAATCCAAACCGCCGCCGAGTCCCTGTTCGTCCATCGTCTCAAAGGCACTTAATACCTCTTGTGTTGGAGCAGGGGATTCAATCGTAGCAGCGATAATCGCTTGAGCTAATGCACTTGATAAAGTCGCGTTAGATAATTGGTCATATTGGCGAAGAACTTGAAGAACAGGCGCGAATACAGAAATTCCACGCATCTGACCAACATCACCGTCAAAACAATGATTAATTATTTGTCGATTTAATGCGTCACGCGCAGAGATTTCTGTAAATTGTGTTGAGTTAATTAACGGTGCCGAAAAATTAAACAAATAACTCTTCGGCAAGCCTGTGTCATTGACGCGAATACCTTGAAATACATCGTCTTCATATGAATATTGCGCCAATCTATGCGAAGGGATTAGCTGAATCTTTGTTCCCGTCTTGGATTCCGGGCGATCTATCCAACGATACCAAGCGACCCACTCACCCGTTGCAAAATACGAACGCAAAGCAGCTTTACAAAGCTGATGGATGTCATTCTTGCCAGCCGCGTCACATTCTAAAGGAGAATTTGCCCATAATTCCCAGCGGCGCTCTACAAGACGTGACCAATTATTTGCAGCATCAATATCCCAACCCAAAGCCTCAAAATCAGGCTTAGAAGATAGACGAAGACCCGTTCCCATGATGGAAGCGCAGCCTTTATTTACAACTCCGGCGATCCACCCGCTATTGTGGATCATATCAATCGTTCTTGCGGCGCTTTGCCAGTAAGCGGCTCTTACGTCTTCACGCGGATCTCTTAAAATTGGATTCCACGCGCTAAAGAGCCCGCTATTATGCCCGCGCATATAGGCCGAGCTTGGCTTCCCCTTACGAATAGGCGCGACGGGTTGTTTTCCCCCGCCGAAGAGGGAACCTAGCTTCTCAACAAAGCCCATGAATTAATCCTAGCGGTTTAAACGACCAGCGAAATTCGAGAAACGACTACGAAATTGCTGCGTCGGCGCAGTTGTTGCGGGCGGAGGAGGTTCATCCCGCCCTTGATTGATAGGTGCCGCCGTCGGCCCTTCTAATCGAGCCCGCATTGCAGCAGCCTCAAACTCATTCCGGCTTTGCGCCTTGATCGCTTTCATACGATCCGCGCCAACTAACCAAGCAGCCGCAGCCGCCATCGCTTCCGTATCGAAGAAGTGGTTTTCACGATAACGCTGCACCCAGATCCAGCGATTTGTTCCCGGCGCTTTAACACGCGCTTCCGCGACGATCTGCTGACAATAATCATCGTCTGCCGCAGAGTTTAAGTGCAACGCGCCCGGAGTGTCCCGATCAAAGGACAATCTTTCGTGAACAACTGCCTTCCAGTGATCCGTATCTAAGCGAACAAGACGAAGAGAACCGTATTTAAGCGGCTTACCGTCCGCACCTTGAACCTCAATAGCCGACTCAATCAAAGGCCGAGCCATTGGGGCAGAAGAACCCTTAGTAGGATAAACAAACTTGCGATATTTGCGACAAAACTCGTAAACGCGATGAATCGGCAGACTTATCTTCTTGCCGGGACGAAAGCCAGAATCCACAAACGCTATTTTGATGCGCTTGCCTTCAATCGGCTCCGATAACTTCTCGCCTAAACGCTTCCAGACTTCCTCGCCCTTCGTCTCGCCCCAGATATAACCGTGCTCAATAAGCCAGCTAGTTCCTTGAGCGCCATAACCACGAATAACGTAAGGCAGTCGGTTTCCTTGAACGTCTACCGCCGCAACTAAGAATTGAACGCCGTCTGGAATTCGCTTCTCGTATTTCTCACGCAACGCCGCAACTTCAGTCCATTCTAAGACTTCGCCGCCGCCCGCTTGGAATAACTCACCAAACCCCGCATTAACTGCGGTCTGTATTTTATCCTGTTCACCAGACGCAAGCGCCCGCAGATACCTCTCCGCTCGCTCCCCTATAGTCTTAAACGGTGAACAGAAACCACTAATCCAAAACGATAACGTAGATGTATCGGGAGGAGATCCGGTGATCTCGCCGTCTTTGGTTATTGACTCGCCCGGAGCTACAAAGGTTCCGTAAGCATTGCAATCACCCTTATGTTCTTCCCGAACTTCGCCGTGGCAATGAGGACACTCTAACCAAGAATCGTGTAGCGCCTGACTAGGCGTTGCGTTCTTCGGGTATCTTAACTGCTTAGACCTTGGAATAAAAAACTCGCCGCAATGAGGACAAGGCCAAGCGAAATGATGCCGAGTTCCTTCTTGCCATAGACGCCAAATCGGAGAAGTAATCTCCTCATCTTCACCTACTCGCCAAAAGTCTAAGCCGCTCTCTTCGTCGTGCACGATCTCGGCCAATCCTACCGATGGCGTCGAGGTTATGCCGCATTGAAAGTCTGCGTAGGTATCGCCGCGCGCTTCTACTAGGCCGAGCGGATCGCCCTGCCCTCTAATGTTCTTTATCATCTCGTCATATTCGTCCACGAAGGCTACCGCCGCCGCATCCGACTTAAGAGCCGAGGATGATCCCGCATGAGCTAGACGAAGACGGACGCCAGCAACGCGCTTCAACGTCTTCTTCTGTAATTTACTATCTACGCCGCCGATGACCTTAGCGCCGAGCTTCGGAGCTTGGCGGAACATTTCTGTTATTCTCGGCTCTAACTGATCCGCTAAGAATTCTTTTGTAGGCCCAACATAAAGCAACGGAGCGGGACGATTATCTAATCGCTCTCCGATTACGTCCAATATCGAGGCCGTCTTACCAGATTGAGCCGCCGTTACGCCAACGATACGCTTCCAGCGATGATCTCCAAACGCGCGAACGAAAGCCCGCATATAAGGAGTTAATCCCGGATTACGCGGCCCCGGCCAGCCCGTCTCCGGGCCGTAAATAATATTAGACCGCGCCCAATCGTCAGGAGTCTCCCTCTTCGTCTCCCACAGGGACAACACTGCCAGATCGTAAAGCCGCGCTACGTTCCGCGAATTTGTTTCTAGCGCGAGTAAGCGCGTCATTTAACCTCTGCTCAATTATAGAACGCATTTCTGCGTCTCTAGTTACCGCCGCAGGAACACCAGATAACTCAGAACGTAAAGAACCGAGCACATCAGCGGCAAACGCTTCCATAGAGTCTAGCTCTAAAAGATTTCCAGCCATTAATTCTCGACGCTGACGGATCTCTAAAGCGCGCTCTTGCTGCACTTGAGATAGCGTAGCTGTTTTACTCGTTCGGCGCTCTTCGTCTTTGAGCCAGCGGATATAACCCTGCACCGCACCTACTAGCGGAATCTTCCCGCCTTCTATCGGCGGAACGTAACCCTTCTTAACTAAATCCCTGACCCATCGATCAGTTATCATCAATAACGCCCCGGCTTGCACCAAGGTGATCATTCCAGATGTTGCGGCGCTCGCCGTTTTGTCACTCATGCAGCTTCTGCCTCTCCTCCACGCTCAACAACAATTTCATCAAAAGACTTCTCGCTGCCTTCTAAAACAGCAAGCCTTCCAGTGAATTGTTGCCAACGCTTCACAGCGACATCGACATAAACAGGGTTTAATTCAACAGCCAAACAACGGCGACCCGTCATCTCACACGCAATAATCGTCGTGCCAGATCCAGAGAAAGGCTCGTATATAGATTCACCAGCGCGAGAATTGTTTTCTATCGG